GTTAATTCAGCCTGCTGGAACATTAGCAACAGGCACAGTAACTTTGCCATTGAATACTGGTGTGCCTGATGGAACTACTTTGCTAGTAACAAGCACTCAGATCATTACAGCATTCACGCTTGCGCTTAATGGCGCATCTAATGCTTATGGTGCACCAACGACATTGGCAGCCAATGCTTTCTTTACGATGCGCTTCTATCTAGCCACAAACTCTTGGTATCGGATTGCATAATGGCAAGCAAGCCCAAGTCATCGGTTAATGAGGCTGGCAATTACACTAAGCCAACCATGCGTAAGCGTCTCTTTGAGGAAATCAAAGGCTCTGCTGTGCAAGGAACTGCGGCTGGTGAATGGTCGGCTCGCAAAGCCCAATTGTTGGCAAAAAAGTACAAAGAAAAAGGTGGCGGTTATAAATGAAAGCCACACAAAAAAGCCTCAAAGATTGGTCAAGTCAAAACTGGCGCACCAAGTCGGGTAAGCCATCGTCTGAAACGGGCGAGAGATATCTGCCTGAGAAAGCGATTAAGGCACTGACAGCGGCTGAGTATGCGGCAACCACACGGGCAAAGCGTGAGGCTACCAAGGCAGGAAAGCAGTTTGCCAAGCAGCCTAAAAAGATTGCTGAAAAGATCAAGGGGTTCAGATGAAAACTCCAGCTTATGCACGAAAGGAAGGCCAGAATCCCAAAGGCGGCTTGAACGCCAAGGGAAGGGCTGCGGCAAAGGCCGAGGGCATGAATCTGAAACCACCAGTAAAGTCTGGTGACAATCCTAGAAGAGCATCGTTCTTGGCTCGCATGGCTGGCAATGCTGGCCCTGAATACAAGGATGGTGAACCAACTCGATTGCTGTTAAGTCTGAGGGCTTGGGGCGCATCATCAAAAGCAGATGCCAAAGCCAAGGCAAAGCGCATCTCTGAACGCAACAAGGCCAAGTGATGCAGATACCTATCCTAAACGGCATCTATACCGACAGCACCCCTGAACTGCGTACCAGTTACCCAGTGAATCTTGTGCCTGTTCCAAAGCAATCAGGCATCAGCAATGGGTTTCTGCGACCAGGCGATGGCATTGTGGCAAACGGCACAGGCCCAGGCGTTGATCGTGGCGGCATCAACTGGAGAGGCCAGTTATATCGAGTCATGGGTACGAAGTTGGTGGAAATCGACAGCGCAGGCGCAGTGACCATCTTGGGTGATGTAGGTGGGCCAACAGATCAATTGGTGACATTTGATTACAGCTTTGATCTACTCGCAATTGCTTCTGGTGGTCGCTTGTATTATTGGATTCCAGTAAACACGCCAGCAACATTGGTGTGGAATCCGACTGCACCAATTCTGAGACAAGTCACAGACCCAGACCTTGGCGTAGTGCTTGACTTCTGTTGGGTTGATGGTTACTTCATGACAACTGATGGTGCTAATTTGGTAGTCACCGAGTTAACAGACCCAACGCAAGTCAACCCCTTGAAATATGGTAGTTCAGAGGTTGACCCAGACCCTGTGGTAGCACTCATCAAGTTGCGAAACGAGGTCTATGCCCTTAACAGCAACACCATTGAGGTATTTGACAATGTGGGTGGCGAGTTGTTTCCATTCGCACGAATCGATGGCGCACAAGTTCAAAAGGGTGTACTTGGCACACAAGCCTGCTGTATTTTTATTGACCGAATTGCTTTTTTAGGTGGTGGTCGCAACGAAGCCCCATCCATCTATGTTGGTGCAGCTGCTACAACAGAAAAACTCAGCACCCAAGAAATTGACAATATATTGTTGCAATACACTGAAGCTCAGTTAGCCTTGGTCAAACTGGAAGCCAGAAACGATAAGAACCATCTGCATTTATATGTGCATCTGCCAGATCAGACCCTTGTGTATGACGCATCCGCATCTGAGGCACTGCAAACCCCTGTTTGGTTTGTTCTGGTCAGCACCCTGTCAGGATTAGCCCAATACCGAGCCAGAAACATGGTTTGGATATACGACAGGTGGATGGTTGGCGATCCGCAGTCCACCAATATCGGTTACTTGGTGCAAGACACAGGCCATCATTGGGGTCAGCAAGTGCGCTGGGAGTTTGGCACATTGATTGTCTATAACGAGAGTAATGGTGCAATCTTTAATGAGATGGAACTTGTCAGCCTGACGGGTAGCATTGTGCTAGGCAAAAACCCACAAATCAGCACCAGTTACTCATTGGATGGGCAGACTTATTCACAGGAAAAGTTTATCTCTGTCGGCACGATTGGCAACCGCCAAAAGCGTTTGGCTTGGTTTCAGCAGGGTCACATGAGGAACTGGCGAATCCAGCGTTTTCGTGGCGATAGTGATGCCCATGTGTCTTATGTGCGCTTAGAGACACAAATTGAAGCATTGGCATACTGATGGCAACCGCACCTCAATCCCGAAGACTGAACTTGACCCGTGACCAGCTTGCGGAGTTTTTGACTGACCAACAACAGATTCGTCAGTTTGAATTGCTGTTTTCTGCTGTTGACCAATTGCAAGTTATTGTCGGCACAGACTTTGAATATCAGGCAGACACGGCTGCGGCAACCGCAAACGAGGCATTGGCACAGATTGCTTCTTTGGCGCAAAGCACCGCAAACGATGATGCAGTTTTGAATGCAAAAGTGCAACAGGCATTGGATGCTATTCCAAGATTGGCTCAAGCATTAGATTTGCTTGCACTTGCCCCTGTGCGTAATAATATCGAACTTGAGCATGATGTAAATGGCATCTTGCCTTATGCAAACCAAACCCCAAGGGTGCGATCTAATCAGGTGCTGATATGGCTTTCGATGTAATTACCCCTGTTAAATTAGGCCAAGCCGCCATCACCACTGGCGTGACTACGCTGTACACCGTACCAGCCAGCACACGCACGTTGCTTAAAGAATTCAGCATTGCGAATACAACGGCATCCGCTATCAATGTGAGAGTTTTTTTAGTTCCATCAGCAGGTTCGGCTGGAACTGGAAATGCTTTCCTATACGATGTGCCTGTGCCAACCGCTAATGCCTTGCAATACAACGGCATTGAGGTACTGAACGCAGGGGATACTATTCAAATTCAAGCAGCATCAACTGGCCTCACAATCATCGCAAGTGGTGGCGAAGCCACATAAGGAGTATTAAATGACCGTATCAATCAAGGTGCTGATACCACCAAAACAGGCAGAAGGCACACAGACTACGCAGTACACCGCTGTGAACTGTAAAGCGATCATTGACAAATTCACTGCTACAAATACCACGGCAGGAAATGTAACGATCAGTGTTAACTTGGTCACAAGTGGCGGTACAGCAGGCGTAACCAATCTAATTGTGGATACCCGAAGTATTGCGCCAGATGAGACATACACATTCCCTGAACTGGTTGGTCAAGCATTGGAGTCTGGTAGTTTCATATCCACGATTGCCAGCGCAGCCACATCATTGACCATTCGTGCCAGTGGGCGTGAAATTACTTAAAGGAGCTAGAAATGAAAGAATTTATGATGATTCCACGGGGCTTTAATGGCTTGCCGATGGAAGAAGAATTTTTGACCAACGCAGAGAACAAAAAGAACTATGCCGTTGCGGTGGCTGATTGGAACTATGGCCCTGAAATGCCCACCAATGAGCCTGGTGCAAACAAGGAGTTCTATGCAGGATTGGCAGAGGCGATGCAATGTGATGAAAAAGACGCAAGACGCAAGCATTGCTCAAATTGCGAATATTACGACAACAGCTTCATGACCCAAGTCAGAATTGAGCGCATCCCAATGGCGGCTTATGACAAGGGCGCAGGGTTCAGGGGTCACTGCGAAAAGCTGAATTTTATCTGCAACGATATGCGGGTTTGTCAGGCTTGGGAAGATGAAGAATATGAGGATTGACCTTTTGTCAATTTGTGCGAAAATCAAGCCGCTGAGTTCTGGCATCCAGCGGCCTGCCCTATCTAGGAGTTTTGGATGACCAATGGACTGCGAGAAAACCTGACTAAGGTTTTTATGCTGCCTACGCCAGCCGTAGAGTGGCTACTCATGGTCTTTGACGCAATCCAAGTCTTTGATGATGTGGCAGATGGCGATCAAGTGGAACGAGAAGACCTCAATGCGACCATTTGGAACACATTGGTGGGTATGCACCAGAACACATTTTTTATTGCCAATAGCGCCCATTTAACGCCATTGCTGGCGACAATGATTCTAAAGTGGCAAGCCTCGGATGCGGCAGAACGCAATAAACAAGCAGATGCCAAATCGTTCGTGTGGCGAGCAGGATATTACGACTTGATTTTAATGACCGTTTCGCTAGTGCATGGGGCTGGATATGCTACAAAATATGGTCATCATGTGATGGCTTTGTATGGCGAGACTTTTGAAGATTACATGAAGGAGTTTGGCGATGCCTGATCCAATAACAGCCCTAGTAGTTGGTGGAAGCCAACTTATCGGAAGTTCAATGCAAGCCAGCGCTGCTGGCGAAGCCGCAGGCATTCAAGCAGGTGCGGCAGAGGCGGGTATTACAGAACAGCGTAGGCAATTTGATGCTTTACAAGCCTTGTTAAAACCTTACACAGAGGCTGGTTTGCCTGCTTTGGAAGCACAGCAAGCCTTTCTTGGTTTAAGAGGGCCAGAGGCAGAACGTGCCGCCATCGAACGTATAAGCGGAGGTGAGCGTTTTCAAGAACTCACACGCCAAGGAGAGGAAGCCTTACTTCAAAGAGCATCTGCAACTGGTGGCTTGCGTGGTGGCAATGTGCAAGCGGCATTGGCTCAGTTTCGCCCACAAGTACTGAATCAACTGATTGAAGAACAATATGGTCGATTGGGTGGCATGACCACTTTAGGCCAACGTTCTGCGGCTGGTGTTGGTGCGGCTGGTACGGAGTTAGGCACAAATGTGGCAAATCTATTGGCACAGCAAGGCGCAGCCCAAGCAGGGGGTGAACTTGGTGAAGCGAAGGCTTATGGTCAATTATTTAACTTGCCTAGTCAACTGCTTGGTTTCCAATATGGCGCAGGAAAAACTCCAGGACTTGGGTTTTAAGGATAGAACATGGCAACGATTAACCCTTTAGTGCGCCCTATTGATTACACAGTAGATGTGCAAAGCCCATTTGAATCTGCTTTGGGCGGGTTCAAACTTGGTGCTGGAGTTGCTGAGATACAGGCAACACAACAAAAGCGTGAACTTGAACGACAGGCATTAGAGCAAGCGCAAAAACGACAAACTGAACTTGCAGATTTATACAAAAATCCTAATGCAACTGCGGCAGATTATGAACGTATAGCGGCATTTTTACCTAAAGATCAATCTGCAATCGTAACGCAGGGTTTTGAAAGAAAAACTAAAGAGCAACAGCAGAGTGATTTACGTATGGGCGGTGAAGTTTATACTGCCATTAAATCAGGAAATATTGATATTGCAAAACGCAGGCTAACAGAAAAAGCCGTTGCATTACGAAATAGCAATCGTGAAAATGAAGCCAAGGCAGCGGAAGACGCTTTAGAGTTAATAAATCTAAATCCAACAGGAGCGCAAGCAACCATTGGTTTATACATGGCAAGACTGCCTGGTGGCAAAGATTTTCTTGAGAGTGCTGATAAAGCACTTAGCACAATAAGAACAGAAGAACTTCAACCAGCCGCATTAAAAAAGGCCGTGGCAGATGCAAACAAAGCTGTTTCTGATGCAATAGTGGCAAAAGAAACAGCAATAAATGCACCAGCAATGGCAAAAGCTGACGCAGATTTAAAAGCTGCTCAATCACAAAAAGCACAAGTTGAAGCTAAATATGCTGAACAAGTTACAAAGTTAGGTATTCGCAAAACTGAAGAAGACATCATCATCAATAAAGAAAATGCTCGTATTTCTGCATTAAACGCAGCGATAGCAAGAGAGACAAACGTAATTAGGCAGGGAGAATTACGACAAAAAATTGATGATGCTAAAGAAAAACGTGATGCGGCTGATAGAGAACAACAAGCAACACTTTCCAATCAATCGGCAGACATTGACAACTTCATTAATACTGCCACAAGAATTAAGCAGACACCAAGAAATATTATCAATGCCGCAACTGGCCCGATAGCATCAAGATTGCCGACAACCAATCAGGATGTTGCCGACTTTGAAGCATTGGTTGAAACGCTTGGTTCACAGGCTTTTCTTGCACAGATTCCAAAAATCAAGGGAACTGGTAACTTGACTGAAAAAGAAGGCGATAAATTACAGGCATCTTTGCAGAATTTATCACTTAAACAATCACCAGACCGCTTGTTAACAAATGTTGATGAAGCTGTACGATTGTTGGAAAAAGCAAGAGTCACTATCACAGCCCGTACAGGCTTGCCAGCCATACCAAGTGATGTGCCAGCAAGAGAATTGAATGTAACTGTGGGTGGAGTTACTTATAATTTTCCAACAAAAGCGGCTGCTGATACTTTTAAAAATTCCGATGCTTACCGAAGAGCCGCAGGGACTAGATAATGGCAACAGAACTTGAAGCACTAGCACAGCAATTAGGCGGTACAGTTCAAACGCCTACTCGTATAGATATTGCGGGTGGCATACCCATTTTTGCCGAAAGTCCAAAAGCAAGCACGATTACACCGCCAGCAGGCTTTCAATTATTGTCGGCAAAATTAACAGATGCAAAGCCAACGGGTTCTTACTTTGACGAAACATTAAATGCTTGGTTAACTCCAATAGGACAAGCAACTCAACCAGCTCAAACAGAAGACCTTGCGGCATTAGCGACTCAATTAGGTGGCACTGTTGCAGTACCCGCCACAACTGCAACCGGACTTGCTGGTGCGGCTACAAGGGGT